TGACAACGTGCTGATCACCGCGTGCGTCAACGATCCCGACATGGTGAACGCGCGCCTCGTCGTGCGCGACCAGTCCGGCAAGACCGAGGCGACCTCGCGCCGCGTCGGTGTCGAGGAGATCACCGGATGAACACCGCCGACGTGTCCGAGCTGCTCGCCTGGGGCAAGGTGCTCGAGGCGGCCGGCGCCGACGCGATGGCCGAGGGCGAGAAGATCGTCGCCAAGGGTGCGCTCAACATCAAGACCGAGGCGCGCCGCCTGGCGCCCGGTACCGGTCACGCGAAGCACTACCCGGCGTCGATCAGTTACGACGTGACCACCAAGCCGGGCGACATTGTTGGTGAGATTGGGCCGGTTCAGGGGCGCCGGCAGCGAGGTCTGGGCAACCTGCTCGAGTACGGCGGACCGCGCAACCGGCCACACCCTCACCACGAGCCCGCACTCGACGCGGAGGAGCCGCGCTTCTACTCCGCGTGCGAGGACCTCACCGCGCGACTGGTCGAGCGGCACGGTCGTGTCTGACTACGGCTCACTGCAGGAGCACGCCAGCGCGATGCTGGAGCTCCTCTACGCCGTGCCCGACCTGACCGTGTACCCCGCCGAGACTGGCGGGCCGCAGATCGTCCCCAATGGCGCTGCGCCGCCGTACGTGTCGGTTCATTTCGTCGCCGACCGGCCGCTCGGCGGACGGCTCGACCACCGCTCGACGCGCATGCGCGTACGCGGGTACGTGCATTGCGTTGGCGCTGACGGCATCGCCGCCCGGGCGGTCGCCGAGAAGGTCGCCGATGCGTGGCTCGATGTGATCGTCATGCTCCCCGGTCGGTCTGTCTACCCGATCCGGTCCGAGGGCGGGCGGGACCCGCGCGAAGACGAGTCGACGGGCCGCAGCGTCATTACCATCAGCGAGACCTATCGCCTCGAGTCGGACCCGGGCGTCGGCGGCTCGTGACCGGGCAGGCATGGGTGATCGGGACCGCGGACGATTGCGACGTTCGGGTGGCCGACGAGTACGTCTCCAGCCAGCACGCGCGCGTCATCCGGCGAGCCGACGGGACATTCTGGGTCGAGGACCTCGGCTCGACCAACGGCACGCACATTCGTCGCGAGGGCGGAACCAAGGACCACGTCACTGTGCCGACACAGATCCGTCCGGGCGACACCCTCATCGTCGGGCGCTCGTCGATCCCGTGGGCAAAGCAGTGACCATCTGGACCTGGGTCCGGTCGGTCAAGACCGGGCACCGGTTCGACGTACCCCTGCAGCGCCTCGACCTGCTGCTCGCCCGCGGCGCGGTTGAGGAGATCCCCGGCCGGCGCCGCCGTGCATACGAGGCGCGTCGCCCCAAGCGTTTCGTCGACCTCGCTGGTCGGCGTGCGAATCCCCGGCCACGCCGGCCGGCTGACCACTAGAGGAGCCAACTATGACCGAGCCGGCATCCGTCATCTCCGACGGCAATGTGCTGGTGCTGTGGGTGCCGAGTGGCTTGCTGCTCGACCCCGACTTCCCGCCCCTGGACGAGCTGACCGACCCGGCGGTGCTCGACGTGACGTGCTACTTCACGGACACAGGCTGGCAGCCCAACGTCACCGAGGACGCGGCCACCGACAACCGGCTCTGCAGCAGGGAGAACTTCCAGAAGCCGGGCCGCAAGACGACGGCGATGCCGATCATCTACGTCTCCAACCCGGATGACCCGGACGAGGACGAGGCCGCCCTGACGTTCGTGGAGGGTGCGCTCGGCACGTTCGTTGACCGCCGCGGCGTTCCCTTCGAGCAGCCGCTCGCCGCCGGTGACATCGTCACCTGCTATCCGGCGCAGTTGGGTGTGCAGAATGACACCCCGCCCACTGCCAACACTCCGCTTACGATCACGCAGATGGCCTACCTGCGGCCGCCTGGCCGGTCGTGGCGAGTGCCCGTGGTGGCTTCGTGACCCCCGAGCAACTCCAGGCGATCCGGGACCGTGCGACCCGACCGAGGCGCACGGTCCCGATCGTTCTCGACGGCGACCTGCAGCAACGGATTGAAGCGCTGCAGGCGTCGCTCGACCAGCCAATCGCCAAGGCCGTCGATCGCCGGCTCTCCACCCGCACCAGGCCCCGGGCTGTCGACGAGGCGACCCGGGGCCGACTCGACGAGCTGCACGCCCAGGCGGCCGCCGCCACCCTGCACGTCGTAATCGAGGGCATGCCGGGCACCGAGTGGCGGGAGTTGCTCGCCGCGCACCCGCCGCGCCGCGACGAAGCGGGCAAGGTCATCGAGGACGACGACCTGGGCGCCAACGAGGAGACCATCCGAACGCCCATGGTGCGACGGTGCGTGGTTGGTCATCGCCCGGACCCGGATGGCGAGGAGATCGCCGAGCTCGACGCGGACTGGCTCCTCGGGTTCGTCACCGACCTGCAGATGGACAAGCTCGTGTCCGCTGCACTCGCGGTCTGCCGTGGGGATGATGCCGTCCCTTTGCCGCGGCCGCCCTCGACGACGTCGGGCTCCGACGACGAGTAGAGACCGCCCGCGCCTGGGGCGTTCCCCTGACGGTCTTTGACGGCAGCGCACTCACGGAGACTCACGAGCACTACAGCGCCACGGGTGAGCTGACCGGCACGACCGTCGTCACGCGCGAACCTGAGTGGGACGCCGATTCCCGAACCTGGGCGCTCGCCCTGGCGCTGCGCGAGGCCAACGAGTGCCGCCGCTGCGGCGGGGCGCTGCACGAAACCCTCGACTACGGCTGGAAGTGGGTGCCCCAGCCGCCGGCCGTGTGTCTGCGCTGCGTCGCGCTGCAGACCGCCGAGAAGGCGCACGAGAAGCACCCCCACCACGCCGCGATGATCCACACCGTCACGAAGGCGCCGCGACTGACCCCCAAGAACCGCCGACGCAAGAGGAGGTGACCGTTGGCCAGCATGCGCACCATCGGTGTTCGCCTCCGGATGATGGTCGGCGACTACAAGCGCGAAGCACGCGAGGCGGGCGCCGAGACCGACAAGCTCGGCGAGAAGGTCAAGAAGACCGGCCTGAAGGGCAAGGCATCCCTTGATGAACTCGCCCACGCCGCCGGTCTCACCGGCGCCGCGCTGCTCGCGGCGTCCACAGTGGCCATCGTCGCGACCGCCAAGTTCGACAAACAGATGTCCGAGGTGGCCGCCGTCGCTGGCGCCACCTCGGAGGAGATGACGCGGCTGCGCGACGCCGCGATCGAGGCCGGCCAGGCGACCGTGTTCTCCGCGGGGCAGGCCGCCCAGGCTGAGGCCGAGCTTGCGAAGGCCGGCATCTCCACCGCTGACATCCTCAGTGGCGCCCTGGCCGGCTCGCTCGACCTCGCGTCCGCCGGCTCACTCGACCTCGCCACGAGCGCCGAGATCGCGGCCAACGCGATGAACACGTTCGGGCTGCAGGGCTCCGACGTGAGCCACATCGCCGACGTGCTCGCGTCGGCCGCCAACAAGTCCGCCGCCGGCGTCGAAGACCTCGGCCAGGGCCTGCAACAGGTCGGGCTGGTCGCCAACCAGGTCGGGCTGTCCCTGGAGGAGACCGTTGGCCTGCTCGCCGCGTTCGCCGACCGCGGACTGAAGGGCTCCGACGGGGCGACCTCGCTGAAGACCGCGCTCGCTCGCCTCGCCGCACCCACCGACAAGGCCGCCACCACCATGAAGGCCCTCGGCCTGTCCATGTACGACGCGAGCGGCAACATGGTTGGCGCCGTCGAGATCGCCGGCCAACTGCAGGGCGCGCTTGCAGATCTCGCTCCCGAGCAGCGCAATGCCGCCCTGCAGACCATCTTCGGCTCCGACGCGATCCGGGCCGCCAACATCCTGTACGCCGAAGGCGCCGAAGGCATCCAGGAGTACATCGACGCCGTCAACGACCAGGGCGCGGCGGCGCGCATGGCCGGCACCAAGCTGGACAACCTCGCCGGCGACGTCGAGCAGCTCACCGGATCGCTCGAGACCCTGTTCATTAAGTCCGGCGAGGGCGCCTCCGGCGGACTGCGCACACTGACCCAGGCCGCCACCGGCATGGTCAACGCCTTCTCGGCCCTGCCCGGCCCGGTCCAGACCACCGCCGTGGTCGTCGCCGGCGTCGGCGGGGCGATGCTGCTCGCCGCGGCGGCCGGGCTGAAGTTTCGCAAGAACATGGGCGAGGCCCTCGACGAGCTCCGCAAGACGGGCCCGGTCGGCACCCGTGCCGCCCGCGGCCTCGAGCTGACCACGAAGTGGGGGCTGAGGGCCGCGGCCGCGTTCGCCGCGATGCAGATCGCCTCCTCGGCTTTGGACGCGGCGCTGAACCGCGAGGCTGACATCGACGGCCTGTCCGATTCGCTGCGGCATCTCGGCGACTCCGGCGAAAAGACGGGCGAGCTGACCCGCCTGTTCGGCAAGGACCTCGAAGGGTTCGCCGAGGACGCCGAGCTCGCCGGCGGTGGGGTCAACGGCATCGCCCGGGCTGTTGAGGGCGCCATCCCCGGGCTGCGTCAGCTCAACGACGCCTTGCCCGGGCGCAGCTTCGGCGACGCACAGGAACGGATCCAGTCCGTCGACGACCAGCTCGCCAGCATGGTCCGCGGCGGCAATATCGAGCAGGCCCGCGGCGCCTTCCAGCGGCTCTTGCAGGCGTCGAAGCTTTCGCTCGACGAGCTGCAGGCGCTGATGCCGAAGTACACCAACGCCATGGCGGAGGCGGACAAGGGTGCGAGCGCGCAGGCTGCGGCCGCGCAGCGCGCGAAGGACGCCAATATCGCGCTCGCCGGCGCGTTCGGAGAGGCGGCCTCCGAAGCCGATGGGCTGATCACCGCCTTCGACGAGCTCAACGGCCGGACCCTCGGGTGGCGGGAGTCCGAGCGCAAGGCAGAGGCCGCCGTCGACGACCTCACCGACGCGCTCAAGGCGTCCGGTGGGTCCCTCGACGTGCACAACGAGAAGGGCCGAGCCGCCGCGGCCGCCGTCGACGAGCTCGCCCAGGCGGCCGTCGCCGCTGCCCAGAAGAAGTACGACGAGACCGGATCGGTCACCGAGGCCAACAAGGTGTACCAGGAGTACGTCGGCCAACTGCGCAGCGTCCTGTCCCAGTCGAAGCTGTCCAAGACCGAGGTCGACAACCTGATCGCCGCGATCGCGTCGATGCCCACCAACAAGACGGTCACGATCAACGTCCGCACCGTCGAGTCCGAGACCCACTCGGAGACCGCTCGGCTGTACCGCCGTTGGGGCGGCATCACCGAGCACGCGCAGACCGGCCTGCTCCGCGACGCCGCCGTCTACGCGGCCACCGCGCCGGCCCGGTACGCGTTCGCTGAGCCCGCCACCGGCGGCGAGGCATTCGTGCCCAGGCGTGGTAGTTACGGCCGCAGCATGACCATCCTGTCGGCCGCCGCCGGCTGGTACGGCGCTGACGTCGTGCCACGTGGCGGCGGCTGGTACGGCAGCGGGGCACCCGCGGCGAGCGGACCCGGGCAACTCGAGGTCGTTGTGACGCCGGCGGCCGGCTCGGACAGCCGCGTCATGGCCGCCATCGTCCAAGGTCTGCGCTTCGACGTGCGCACCAAGACCCGCGATGGTCAGGTTGGCACCTACGTCAACTCCAAGCGTGGCCGCTAGATGGCG